AGATGGAGACTACACAATGAGACTACTACTTAACACAGAAGCCTATCCAGACTACACACAAGACCAGCTAGTAGAGTGGCTAGGTATCTTGCCGCACTGGGTAGCCGAATATGCTGTCGTTGAAGATGGTGACTTAGTAGAGCATATGACAGAGTGTTATGGCTTTGGCAGCTTGTACAAGTTCAAGGGTAAAGTCTTACCTAATGGTAACTATAGTAACTCAGATGATGATGACCTTGAGCCTATCGCTAAGATGAAGCTTAAGAAGGGTGATGTTTACTTTTACCCCTACGCTATGATTGCCTTACCTACCAAGGATGGTCACTATGTAACGAGGATGGACTAATGAAACACGTATATCGAGTAGAGTTTTACGACAAAGATACTGAAGAGTTAGTGTATTATTATAGCACCAGCAATCTAAATAAAGCTAGACAGATGGAGAAAGCACCTTTACAAAATGCACAAGTTAAGGTTTATCATACTGATGGACACAGAGTTTAACACAGGAAGGATTATCTAATGGAAAGCCAAGGTAACAAATATGTAATGCCAATATCAGAGTATCACAACAGACTGATGCAAGGTATTGATGATGCGGAGTGGATGTCAGACTTTGAACGTGCTGACAGAATGGCTGCAGAAGAAAAACAAATCCGTCAAGACATTGAGTCTGGCGCTCTATGGTATCCCTTGTTCTGATGTATATATTCCCCATATTCTTATGTATCGTGTATGTCGCAGCTGGAATTATATTTACTTACAGAAGCTGGAAGGAACTCAATGGCAAGAGATGAAGGAGAAAAGGATGACCCCTGTGATGACTGGAGTGATAGGCCCATACCTAAAACGGTGCCTGATCGCACTCAGCGTCCTGTTAAACGTCCTATTAGGGGGCGCAAACAATCAGACTTTCAGCGCGAGAAACTACGAATGGCAAAAACAAAAGAGGTTTAATATAGTGTTCCTTATTGATCTTGTGATTGGTAAGGGTCACTGCCTAGAGTGCTGGGTGTACTGGAAAGTGAGGAAGAAATGGTAAAAGGGAATAGTAAATTATCTGAGGTAGTAGCCTTCTACTATGACACGCCAAAGTTTCTAAAGCTACGTCCGGGAACTCAAAAAGATTACGAGTACCAGATTGGTAAGGCTCTAACTACAGTGCTTAGAGATGGTAGAACACTTGGTGATATACAGTTTGAGTCTATCAGAATAAAACATATCACTGAGGCTTACAATCAGTGGCTACAGTCTGGTGTTCGTACAGCAAACATAAGGGCCACTTATCTGTCAGCGGTATGGGGTGTAGCTAAACAGTATGAGATTACACGCTACACTAACCCTGTATCACTACTAGATCGACAGAAGGAGAAACCTAGAAAGGTTATGTGGACAGAGGAACACGTTATCAAGTTTCTTGATGTTGCATATAATGATTTTAAGTGGCGCAGCGTAGGCTTGATCGTTCAGATGGCTTACGAGTGGGCGCAACGTATAGGTGATATGAGACTACTAAAGTGGCAACACCTTGACTTGGATGCCCAGCGCCTTGACATAGAACAGAGTAAGCGTGGAGTTGATGTACACCTGCCTATCGGTGACAGTCTCAACAATATGCTAAAGATCCAGAAGGAAGCCTTTGGGTTTCAAGAATGGGTAGCACCTAAGCCCTATCCTCGGGCAGGTAAATTTGTAACTTATGAGAAAAGGGATATATCTATTGTTACCAATGATATACTCGCCACAGCTAATCTGCCAAGTGACCTATGCGCTATGGATTTACGCCGTACTGCTATCACAGAAATGGTTGAGGCAGGTGTTGACATAGCTGGTATTATGCAAGTGTCAGGCCATCAGAATCCTAGTAGCGTAAAGCCTTATATGGTAAACACACTGGCTGGTGCTACTACAGCCCTAGACAAGAGGAACAAAAAAACAAATGATTGAAGTAACGTATAAAGGCCATATGGGTAATGATCTTACAGTCTGTAACGCTGCGAGAGTTTCATTCGGGAAAGAAACTGAGTGGGATTACGAAGAGTCAGATGCTTACAGCTTTAAGCAACACCTTAAAAAGAAAGATGAGAAGCTTATACAATACCTAGCCAAGCACAAGCACACCAGTCCATTTGGGCATTGCTTTGCAAGCTTTCACATCAAGGCACCAGTCTTTGTAGCTAGACAGTTAGTCAAGCATAAGTTTCTACGTTGGAATGAGATTAGCCGTAGGTATGTGGACAGTGAGCCTGAGTTTTATCAGCCAACAGAATGGCGTGGACGTAGCCTTGATAAGAAGCAAGGTAGCGCAGGTAAAGTAACTGTATCTGACAACGGTTTTAACGAGATTGCAATGACTGAGTATGAGTACCTACTAGATTTAGGCGTATGCCCAGAGCAAGCACGTATGGTACTGCCACAGTCTATGATGACGGAGTTTTATTGGAGCGGGAGCCTCGATGCCTTTGCTGATATGTGTAAGCTTCGCTGTGCGCCTGACACACAAGCAGAGACTGCAGAGGTAGCTTGGGAGATTGATCGTGTAATGATTGCCTTGTTCCCTGTGTCTTGGAAAGCACTCGCATACGCAGTAAACGATGAATAAGCGTATACCTATGAAGGGTGGTGATGAATATGATGCACTCACTAAGACCCGTAAATTCTTACGATGGAAATCAGGACAGATAAAGAAAATCAAACGTGCTTACAATAAAAGATTCCGTAAGTATAACAAAGGGATAAGAACAGATGATGACTAAAGAAACTTGTGAAAATTGCCTAGAATACGACAGCGAGCATACCTGCACTGGTAAACAGGAGCCTCATATATGCCCTTATAGCGAGGAAATAAATTGGGATTTGACCCTGTGTGATTGCTGTGAAGAGCGTGAAGATGAATGTCGTTTATCTATATAAAGGAGAAACAGAATGGTGATGAGTGAAATAAAAGTAACAGACATAGAAGAACACGAGGATGGAAGTGCTACACTACAAGTAGAGTGTGATCCTAAAACATTCGCAGCTATCTTTAATGCAGGGTTTATAGCATTAGTAGAGGCTGGTTTAGAATCAGAATCAAACAGAGTAAAAAAGAAATGGCAGAAATGTGTAAGTTGTGGTGGGCCAGCGCAGAATGATATGTGCGGGTTTTGCTTAGAGGAATAGTGATATGGCAGAGCAAAAGTTTGAAGAACAAAAAAGTAAAGGTTGGGTTTATGCAGGAAAAAACTCAAAAGGTGAAATTAGGTTTAGGAAGTATACTAATCAAGATTTGGAGTACGTAAAAAAATATCTTGACGAAAAAGGTTTAGCATACTACGTACACGAAAAAGTTAAATTGATTTTTATATACAAAGATCCTGAGCCTAAAGGTCAATACAGTGCCAGATATGCTTACTACTATACTACTGGTATGTGGGGTAGTGATACAAGGCAGAAACACTATCATTCAAATGGTATAGAGGATTTTATAGACAGGTTCTTTAAAACCAGTGAAGAGAGTAAGAAATTTTGGGATGAAAAAAATAAGAAAGAAAAGAAATGAGCCTATCAGAATGGATTCCATACTTAATAGCATTGTCAGTAATACTAATGAGCATTGGATTTATTCCCGGGGTTCTGTTATATCTTATCGTAATGAGGTTGAAAAGGATGTTTAAGAGATGAGTATGGTTGGTACAATAGAAGATATGCGTTGGGAAATCAAACAACAAAAGAAAGAGATAGATAAGCTTAGGAAGTTCATCACTAAACATAAACTTATTAGAGAGTTTGATGAAGAAGAACGTAAAAGAGCGGAAGAAAGATACAAGGCAAATCAGATATGACACAAGAAATAGCGCATCAGCCTTGCCCATACGTAGAGTGTGGGTCTTCTGATGCATTCAGTTTTAACACGAGTGGGTTTGGTAAGTGTCATTCTTGTCATCGCTCTTACCCGTCTAAGTACCAGAAATTTGAGTGGGCAGCTGAGAAGTACCCCTTACCACAAGGATCTACTATGACATCTAATGTAAGAAGCCTACCCCAAAGATCAGAAAATACCCAAACGGGTAGTTATGTATCTATGAGGGGTATAACTCAGAAGACTATGGAAGACTATGGTGTGCTAACTTACCCTGATCGACAGGAATACGTATACCCTAGTGGCGGTAAGAAAGTTCGCAGACTAGAGGATAAGGTATTCTACACCAAGGATAACTTCAAGGGTGATGAACTGTTTGGTATGAACCTCTTTACGGCTGGTTCATCTAAGATGGTTACGATTACTGAGGGTGAGCTAGATGCATTGTCAGTAGCTCAGATGCTTAAGAGCAACTACACTAACCCTGTGGTATCTCTGCCCAGCGCAACACCTTCCAAGAAACTGTGGGAGAACTGTTCAGACTGGCTAAATAGTTTTGAAAAGATTGTTCTGTCGGTTGACAATGATGAAGCTGGTAATGCAGTAGCTGATAAGATAGCAAAGCTATTCCCTAACAAAGTCTACCGTGTTCCTCACGATAAGTTCAAGGATGCTAATGAGTTCTTGACCAATAGGGCTAATAATGAGTTCAAGACTGCTTGGTGGAATGCTAAGAAGTACACACCAGAGAATGTTCTTAATAGCACACAAGACTTTATATCTCTGTACAAAGATACACCAGAGCATCAGTATATTCCTACAGGTATTCAAGCACTAGACGATAAGATCCTTGGCTTAATGCAAGGTCACTTTACAGTTATCAAGGCTCCGACTGGTATTGGTAAGACAGAAATAATGCGGTTCTT